GTCATACCCTTTACTCACGAGAATCTGTTGAATTTCTTCAACACCTTTTCCCCTTGAACCACGAGAAAATAATTCTGAATTATCACCATTATTTATAATATCATCAATGGTTAAGTTATAACTAACAACTTTACCTTTTACCTTCTCAACAATTGAATCAGGGTCAATGATTGTTAAACCACCTTCCTCTAACGTTTGTTCTAAGAACGACCATGGGTCAATATTACCAGGTTTGTATCCTCTTTCCTCATCATACATTGAGAAATGTAAGTGTGGATGTGTTCCTTTTGCATTACCACTATCACCAACAGTTCCGATGAAATCACCTTTACTGATTTCCATACCTCTTTCAATGTTATTAGCTATTTGGTCTAAGTGAGCATAGTAATAAACAATACCATTATTTAAAATACTAACCGTATTACCACCACTACCGTTGTGGTGACCTACCTTATATATCTTACCACTAACACAAGCAACCAACGGTGTTCCTTTTGGTGCAAAAATATCTATACCATTATGACCACCACGTTCTTGGTGTTTTGCATCACCAGGGCCGTAATCACTATTGTGTATAGCCTTATCTTTATCTAATACTTTCTTTTTTCCTCTTCCTAAACCTGAAGAATCGTAACCTACGTTAAACTTATCACTACCTACTGGAAATAAGAATGAAACACTTTCGTTAATTACAGATTCGTTTAATGATTTAGATTCATTTATTTTATCTTTAAGTTTGTTTACAAATTCTGCTTGAATCATCTTAGCAAACTTAACGTATGGTGCATCACCACTGTCTTTGTTGTATTTGTATTTACCTTGAGGTGGTCTTTTACTTCTACCAAAGTAATTCAATGCTGAAATGTTTGTAATACATTTGTGACCACCTGAGTTTGCTTGAATCATCTCCCAAGCTGGTACACCTAATCTATCCAACACTGCCCACTCATTATCAGTTAGTTCTGTTGATGGTGTGTCCATGATTTCTTTAAGTCTTTCCATCTTCTGTTCACCACCTTCGATACTACGAATCTTATCACCGTAGAATGCTTCCAAATCTGCATTTGTAAATCCAACTGAACCTTCTTTAATACTAGTTTCAGATACCCATTTAATCGTTGATAATGGTATAATCTTTTCTCTTAGTTTGTCTTCCCATTTACCTAATACCTCTTGAGCAATCTCACCTAAGTTCACACCTCTAAGTTGTCTTTCTTCATTAAATGGATTACAAGATGCCTGTACCAATCCCATTGGCCATGCTATTACTAAGAAGTCAGCATCAGGATTATTTTTAAATGGTGTATATCGGTCGTAAGAACCTGGTTTGAACATTGAACCTCCACCATATTGTACGATGATACCGTCCTCTACTCTTACCTTCTCACTTTCTTTTTGTTTTGCAACATAATCTTTTTGGTTTAGTGACATTTCCTCAGGAAGAGCATAACCGTTCTTTGCTGCAATTCTATTAATGTTTTGGAAAATGTTTAATAGTGATGGTCTCGATGTCATCACCAACTCTTCCATAAAACCAGGTTTGTTCTTATACGCCAACATTAATTTGTTGGTTGCCAAACCTAAGGCCATTTTATTTTTCTGTAATGATTTATCTTTTTGTAGTTTAAATACGAAATTCATAATATCATCAGGAGTAAGACCAAACCTTGCGAAGTCCGCAGAATCAACAGTAGAAATTAAAGTAATATCATCCGATGGAAATATCTCCTTTGGTGACATTATTTGTGATAGTGTTGCTACATTTGAACGAGACGGTCTAAATGAAGTAGCCGTATCACCTTCAACACCTGTCTGACTATCATGGTGGTCTGTATGAACCACGAACATCGGCTTACCATGAGCAAAGTCAACTAAGACTGGCATTGTATCACCTTCAGCATCTTGTTTCTTCACAGCAAATTCTTTATCACCATATTGAATGATTTCAGAATCAACTACTTTGATTCCGTTATCTTCCAAATAATTCTTCATAGCTAAAGCCGTTGTAACACCATCTAAATCCTGATGGAAATAAATCTTAGCCTTTGGATATCTTTCAGCTAATGCTTTGATATTCCTTAATCCTGATTCTTTTAATATTTTTTTCATATTATAATTCTTTTCTAAATCTTTTAGCTTCTTCTGTTCTCCTGTTTTTTACACCCTGAACTAAATCAGGATTTTCAGGCCACATTTTTTTATCGTCTGGTAACATGTCCGCAGCTTCTTTAAATTTACCTATTTTAACTAATTTAATAAAATCAGAATTCCGAAGTCCTCCACATCCTGCATTAAATGCTATCGACACTAACACATTAAACATACTCTGAGAAATCATATAACTATTAAGTCCTTGTTCTTTCCACTCCCCCAAAAATCTTCTCACACAATCAGCCGCTACAGTGGCATCTTCTCTTAGGTACTTTTCAGCGTCTGGCATTGTTATCGTATCACCAACTCTATATTTAGAAGTGGAAATAGGTTCAGCATGTCCCCATCCCATAGTTATATTATCATCATCTAATGCGTACGCCTTAAGGGAGAAACCTTCATCGACTTTAATGTGGTCCCAAAATTCTTGAGATGCCCTTAATTTTGTACCATCTAAAAACTTTGATTTTAAGTTTTTAACGTGATTTTTAATTTTATTAATTAACTCTTCATCTAACATTCCTAACTCACCTTCCACATAGTCGTAGAATCCACCACCATAATCAAAAGTCTTTAGGATTCTATCAACTTCTTTAAAAGTTTCTAAAGTATCTATTTCTAAAACCGCTTTTAAAAACTTATCTTCATCAGTTCCTACACCTGAAGACGCATCATAAATGTTTTTAGCAATACTTTTTGCATCTTCATTTAAAATGTTATAGAGTGATTTAATATGTTTCCTATCGTTTTCTGATATTATTAAACGTGACATAAAAAGTTTTATTTATAAATATCCATAATAAGAAAAAACCCCTCATTTCTGAGAGGTTTGATTTATTAAAGATACTGAACAGGCCAATATGTTATCAAGCCATGTCTTTTCAGGAACCGTAAGTTCATCTCTTTTAATCTTAGTCACATGGTTATTAGTGGTAGTGATGAATATTGTATCTCTATCAATAACCTTAATTTCTTGTATGTTCATTTAGTACTAGTTCCAATTGTTGTTGATTTAGTTGGTATTCTTTAATTCTTTCTCTTGCAACCTCACAATAGTTTTTACTAATATCCAAACCTATCCATGGTCTACCTAACATCTCTGCCGCCAAACACGTAGTTCCTGAACCATTAAATGGGTCCATTACAACATCTTCTTTATAAGAAAGAATCTTTATTGCTCTGTATGGAATGTCCATTGAGAATGTCGCCTTAGTTTTTTGTTGCGTATCGGCAAAGTAGTTCCATTGTCCAAATACCAAAGACATGAAATCTTTCTTATCCTTCTCATCATACACCAACTTCTTTCTGAACTCACCCTCAATCTTTTCATTTGGAACCATCTGGTATTCACCTTTCCATTGAGGTGTTCCCTTAACATCCTTTTTGTGTTTCTTCTTATATGCCAAGATTACACACTCCTTTGGATTGTAGATGTATGGTGATGATGGACTCATCCAACTTCCCCACGCTGTGGTCTTACTACGGTGAGGTGAACTCTCTTCCAAGTCAACAATACCAAAGAAACCAAATCCAATTTCTTTCATAATCATCCAAACCTCAGCGGAGAAATAAATTCTACCACCCTTTGCTTGTCGATTGATTTCATAAGGAATGTTCAATGCGATACGACCATCGTCTTTCAACACTCTATACGCTTCTCTGAGCCATTCACGTGTGAACTGCCAATATTCCGCAATGTGTTTATCGTCATCCCAACTATCATAATCGATACCCACACCATAAGGAGGACTGGTAACAATTAAGTCCACGGACTTTTCATCCATTTGTGACATTAACTTTCTACTGTCACCATTATGTATTTTATTTCTCTCCATTCTCTTCAATAACTTTTATTCTTCG